AATGAATGGTTCATCAATAGGAGCAATTGATCAAAAGTATTCTTCAATTCGTAAAGAATATACTAAGTTTTATAATTTTATCAAAGGTGGTAATGATACTCTTAATGGTATTCGTAGGGAAAATATTTTTGTAAATCTTCTGGAAGGTTTGCATCCACTTGAAGCAGAAATTCTTTGTCTTGTGAAAGACAAAAATCTTGAAAATAAATATAAAATTAATAAAGAAATTGTTTCTGAAGCATATCCTGACATTGTTTGGGGAAATAGAGGTTGAACTCTGGAGGAAAGCATTGAATATTATACATAAAGACTGCGATAAATCATTATCAAAGGATAAAAGTCTTCCTGTTGATTCTTATCTTGTGACGTATCTTGTAAAAGATAAAGAAAAATATGATATAGTACAAGCAGGTGGTAAGGTGGAAGTGTTTGACGCTTATTATGATGAATATGGGAAAGGTTCTCTTCAATCAATTCAATGGACTGATGGAAGAGTAAATCCAAGAATTTATGGATATGTTCCCAAAGAAACAAAAAGAAGAAAATAATTAAGGGTGGGATTGACTTCTCCCCTTTTTTTGTGTAGAATAACTGAAGATAACTTTACTGTATGGATAGAGAAAAAGTTAAATTGATTATAAGGAATATGGAACTGCTTTTGGATTCTTTAAAAGCAGAAATCTATACAGACGTTTATAAACAAAGTTTAAAAAGCAATCAACGAACTGTTGATTACGATGAAGTATTTGAGGATAATGATGACTAAAAGAGTAAAAGAATTGGTAAAGTTGCTTGAGAAACTCACAAAACAGGATCATCTATATTCTGGTGAGAAAATTAAAGAAATGAAAGCACAATTGCGAGTTGTAAAGGAAGAACTTGCACAAATTGAAGCAAAATACTCAAAAGGATTTGGAAAGAAATGAGACCTATTAAAGCAAAGGATCTTCTAGAACTAGATGGGGAAATGAAAGTTGTGATGCTTCGGCAGACACAACTTCCACAAACTCTTGTATGGCAAGGAGGTAAAAATGACTACTCAGAAGACCCTATTCATACTAAGTTTCCCCCAGCAGAAAAGGAATGTGGTAAATGGGTTATTGAGCAGTTACTTGCAAATGAACGTGGGCACTGGGGTCCATTGGAGCATCCTGCGATTACTATGGACTGCGTTGGATTTGTTCATAATGTAATGGTTCAGGCACGAACTCATCGTGTTGGTGTATCTTTTGATGTCCAGTCTCAACGTTATACTGGTCGTCGTGTTCTCAAAGTTGCCAAGGGTGAACTAAAACCACAAAAAGTTTATTATGTGCGTCCTCCTGGTCTGTATTTGGACCGTAAAGGGCACAAGTATGAATGGACGCAGGAAGATTATGAAAGACAGTTAAAGTTCTGTCTGTCGGCATCTGAGAGGTATGCAGAGGCATTTAATACTCGTGGTATGGCAGAAGAACATCTTCGTGATTATCTTCCTCAAAATATTCGTCAGAACTTTGTGGTTTCGTTCTCATTAAGAGCAGCACTTCATTTCTTGGATTTGAGGGCAAAACTTGATGCTCAACTTGAAATTCAAGCACTCTGTGAAGGTATGGTTCCAATTATTACAGAATGGGTTCCTGAAATCTTTAGTTATTATGAAGAAAAGAGACTACATCGTGCTCGTTTATCTCCTTGAGGAATTATGAAAACCTGGTGTGTAAAGGACCATTCAACTGGTCAGATATTTAAAATTCTTTTTAGTGAGCAAGAATTCCAAGAGTTCTTAAAAAAGAATCCAGACATAGATGAGTGTATTGATTGTATAGAATGTGAAGATGCACCTTCTATTACACTGGAATAAATAATTTTATATAAAATGGAGATTTAATTTTGGCAATTTATCCGATTATTCATAAAGAAACTGGTGAGACGAAAGTGATTGAAATGAGTGTTCACGACATCACGCAGTGGTATCAGGACAATCCCCAGTGGTCCAGAGATTGGTCACAAGGATCCGCAAGTCCAGGTGAAATTGGTGAATGGAAAGATAAACTCATCACCCGTAATCCTGGATGGAACGATGTACTTCTTAAAGCTAGCAAGGCTCCTGGTTCAACAGTAAAAAAAATCTAACAAAACATAATGGCAAGACAAAGAAAGAGAAATGGCGATCAACCAATTGGGGTTGGTATGACTGCAAAACAATCAAAAAGAAAAAAACCAATCAATGCCGATTTACTAATAGATATTGAGCCCCTTACTGATAATCAAAAGAAACTTTTTGAATCTTATAGTGAAGGAAAACATTTAGTTGCTTATGGTGCTGCAGGAACAGGAAAAACTTTCATTAGTCTTTATAATGCCTTAAAGGATGTTTTAAATCCTATTACTCCTTACGAACAAATTTATATTGTTCGTTCTCTTGTAGCAACTCGTGAAATTGGATTTCTTCCTGGAGATCACGAAGATAAATCATCACTTTATCAAATTCCTTATAAGAATATGGTAAAGTATATGTTCCAGATGCCAAGTGATGCAGATTTTGAAATGCTTTATGCTGGATTAAAAGCACAAGAAACTGTTAAATTCTGGAGCACTTCATTCATTCGTGGAACAACTCTTGATAATTCAATTATTATCATAGATGAATTTGCTAATTTGAATTTTCACGAATTGGATTCTATTATCACTCGTGTTGGTGAAAATAGTAGAATTGTTTTTTGTGGTGATGCAGAACAAAGTGACTTAATTAAAGCAAATGAAAGAAATGGAATTGTTGATTTTATGAGTATTCTTCGCAAAATGCCTTCATTTGAAATAATAGAATTTGGTGTAAATGATATTGTCCGCTCTGGATTATGTAAAGAATATCTAATTACAAAACACGAATTGGGATTAACAACCAGATAGTTCGTGAAAATTGAAATAATATAAATAATTATAACTTTCACGAACTAATATGTCTTACAATATTTACTTAATTACTAATTTTGAAAATAAAAAACAGTATGTTGGAGTAACTAAATTTCCTATTATTGAAAGATTTTATCAACACACCAAAAGAGGATTTCTTTTAACCGAAGCAATCAAAAAATATGGTGATGATAAGTTTTCTATTGAATTGATTGAAAAAGTTGATACTGCTGGAAGAGCATATGAATTGGAACAGTATTATATCAAAGAGTATAATAGTAAAGTTCCTTATGGTTATAATATAACTGATGGTGGTGATGGAATTTTTGGTTGGGAAGCAACCGAAGAATACCGACAAGAATGCTCTGAAAGGGTTACACAACTTCATAAAGAAAAAAAAGTTGGTATGTATGGTAAAAAACATTCACCTGAAACTATTGAAAAAATGAAAGAATCCCATAAAGGAAAACAATACTGCTTGGGTAGAAAAATGAGTGAAGAATCAAAACAAAAAATAAGAGAAAAACATTTGGGAAAAGTCGTAACTGAAAAAACCAAGAAAAAAATTAGTGAAAATCATCACGACATTTCTGGAAAAAATAATCCTATGTATGGAAAAAAACATTCACTTGAAACTATTGAAAAAATTAGGCAAAAAGCATTACAAAGAAAAATTACAAAACATAATAATGAGTCATAATGACAAATCCTTTAATTGAAAAATATAATGAACTATATGGTTCAAAACAAAAGAAAATAGAAAGATTTAATTATGTAGATTTGAGTCTCCCTCAATTAGATAGGGAGACTATTGATGGTGTAAGATATTATAAGGTTCCTAATGAGGATGAGTTAATTAAACTTGTCTCTATCACTTCTGTAACCAGTCATAAGAACCGTCAGTTTTTTGCTGATTGGAGAAAGAAAGTAGGAGAAGAAAAGGCAAACAAAATCACAAAGCAAGCAACCAGTCGTGGGACTGATATGCACACACTTGCTGAAATGTATTTGAAGAATGAAGAGTTTAATTCTGAAGTTCTTCCAATTTCGCAAATGTTATTTGGAATTGCGAAACCTTATTTGAATAAGATAAATAATATCCACGCACTTGAAAATTCTTTGTATAGCAAAGTTTTAGGTATTGCGGGAACTGTTGATTGTATTGCAGAATACAGTGGTGAATTAGCAGTTATTGACTTCAAGACTTCAAAGAAACCAAAACCGAGAGATTGGATTGA